ATCGCCGCTACTGACGACCCTATGCAGAAAATGGCCCAGGCTATTTCTGCAATCAAAGAGCAGTTGGCGGCGGGTGTTCCTCATGAACAGATTGCTGGTATCGTAAGAGACCAGTTGAAGCTGCTGGAAGCCGATAGGCGTTCCAAGGCTGTTCCGGAAGATAACGTGGATGGCAAAGCCATCAAGTCTCTCGATGAAGTTATCGAGAAGGCTACTAAAGACCCAGACCTCGTTAGCCTCCAGGAGAAGTCTGATGAGGTCTACATCATGTCCAAGTACCTCCACACTCATCCCAAGAACCTTAAGAGCTACTCTGAACTACAGCAGATGGTGAAGGCGGTTCAGGCGGGTGGTGCGGCAGGGACTGGGGTAGAGTGGATACCTACTGGCTTTTCTGCCAGGCTGTGGGAAAAGGTTAGGTTGGAGCTGAAGGTAGGAAGCCTCTTTGAGGAAATTCCTATGCCAGCCAACCCCTTTAAGTGCCCAGTTCTGCTTGGGGATATGACGGCTTACTTGGTCCCTGAGAGCGCCAGCGATGAAGTGGTCACCACCGCCACCATTCCTCCGTCTCAGCCTCTCTCTGCTAACATCACGCTGACAGCAAAGAAGATTGCTGCCCGTGTCCGCGTGAGCGATGAAGCATCTGAGGACTCGCTGATTCCTATGATGACTGTCCTCAAAGACAACATTGCCAAGGCTGTTGGCTACGGCATTGAGACCGCACTCATCAACGGGGACACCGCAGCTACTCACATGGATTCTGACGTGACCAACGCTAAGGATGCGCGTAAGGCCTGGGACGGTCTGCGCAAACTGAGCCCTTCAGCGACTGCTCGCATAGACATTTCTACCTACAATGAAGCAGCCCTGAGGAGCCTGCGCAAGGCAATGGGCGTGTACGGTGTCAACCCACAGAACATTGCTTGGATTATGGGCATCAGTGGGTACTTGCAGACCCTGGGCCTGCCTGGTGTCATGACCATGGAAAAGTACGGTCCAAACGCGACCATCCTCACAGGCGAGCTCGCCAAATTTGACGGCGCGCCTATTATAGTCAGTGAGGCTATCCGTCAGGACCTCAATGCTACTGGTGTGTATGATGGCACCACTAAGACCAAAACCATCGTTCTCTGCGTCCATCGTGGCGCGTTCCTGCGTGGCCTGCGAAGAGGGTTCACTATACAGCAGGGCCAGGACATTGAGAACGGTCAGGGCATCCTCGTAGCGAGCGTGAGGGCGGCTTTCAATAACGTCTATGCTACTACTGCTAACGCCGTTGCTACTGGGTTCAACCTGACGGCGTAGGTGGTTATGGCTTGGTAGTGGTTGGCCAGGGGATAGCCGCTCGGGTAAAATGTCCTCGCCCAAGGGAGGAGCGCCATGGTGGGCTCCTCCCTACTTATAAGTAGGAGAGATACAATGAACGAACCGGCTGTTAAAGTAACATATCTGGGCAAGTTGACAGGCAATACTTACCGCCACACAGAGTATTCCCTCGAAGCTGGTGAGGAGTATGAAATGCCAGCGTCTGAAGGTCAGAGACTGCTTAAAGACTTTGGGCCTGACCACTTTACAGTAGTTGGCCTTTCAGCATCCTCAGTAGACCCAGATAACGCTTCTGAGGGTAAGCCAGAAGTGTCTAAGCCGCAGTCCAAAGCGTCTCCACAGACAAAAAATAAGAAATAAGTTATTCCTGTGGAGATAGCTGACTGAGGTTAGACGTGGGTAGCCGCTCAGGTAGAATGGCTGGATGCTGCTGGTATGGAGGCAGTTGTGAGAAAGCTCTTATGGTTGTTAGTTGCACTAACTATCTCCATAGCTGTATTTCCTCAGTCAGGGAGCACTTGGACCCCACAAGCTCTCAGCCCAGCTAATACAGGCATAGTACCCCTCTCAGGGTACTTTGGGATGCCTAGGTTCACCACTGCCAACCTTCCTACCCCCAAGGTACCAGGGGTACTGGTTTGGAATACTACAGCCTCGGACTGGCAGTATTGGACGGGGAGCGCCTGGCTAAGCATGTCTCACTTTACAGAGTCTGACCCAGTGTTTAGCGCGTGGCTGCAGAATACGCATCCAATCACCGGGCCAACGGACTCAACCATTGTCCAGACCGGCACGACGTTGGCGGTGAATCTGGCGAATCCGAATGTCTGGGCTGCTCCGCAAACAATTCAAACTAATGATCCAAGCAATCCTCCGCTGACTATTCATGGGCTCTCTGACCAGGATGTACCATTGCAGCAATGGTACGACATGAATAACTCGTTGGTTGCCTCGGTAGAGTCCGATGGGCGGTTGACCACTTCCGCAGGATTGTCTCTGGCAAATGACACATCGGTCAACTGGTGGCCAGCACAGGGTCAGATAACAGCCCACACTAGCCAGGCTGACCGATATTGGGTAGGTGGGCTAACGATTGGCTATGGTAACGCATCTATCCAGCTTAGCTCCAACAATATGGGCGACCCAAGTAAAATTACCCTCTCACCACCACTACAGCCGAGCGACGTGGGCGCAATCCCCATGGTCACCCCTGGCGCTTCAGGAAACGTCCTAACCTCGAACGGCTCAGCCTGGATAAGCGCCGCTCCGCCAGCGGATACGGACACTCTTGCCACGGTCACATCGCGAGGCGCGACGACTTCCGTCGCGTCCAGTTTCACCGGCGGCCTTTCCGCCTCGACTGTCTCCGCTGGCAGCCTCAACATCCAGACACCGACCACCAGCACGGTCGGTGCAATCATCAAGGGCTCATCCGGCCAGACGGCGGACCTGCAACAGTGGCAGGATTCTACGGGCGCGGTGAAGACCAGCATAAGCGCGATTGGGGATGTTATTGTTCATGGGACTGGGTTCCACCCAGGTGGAGATGGCCCGCTTAAAATTGTGAATGCGAACAATAAAACGACATTTGCTGTCGGTGATTACACTGGGGCCACAGAAGGAATAATTTATCTTTGGGCTCCTGCTGGACAAGGATATGGTTCGGGCATTACTTTCTACTCCGCCGGCGGCACAAAAAATGGACTGTTCCAATTAGATGGCGCTGGCAATATGGTCTTCCGCAATAGCAGTGCAGCGGGAACCTACTTTGATTTCAATACTTATGGCATCTTCTTCCGAGACCACACTTATACAAAGGTAATGACATTAAGCGAGGCGGGCAATCTTAATTTTGGAAGCGCTGGTGATGCAGGGTTCGTGCGGCTCGCGCCAGGCGTCATGAAAGTGACCGACGGGGGCAGCGGCGACGGGGCCATCACCGCTCGCAGCTTCCGCCTGAAAGGCTACACCGTAGCCACTTTACCGGCTGGCACGCAGGGTGACACCGCGTTTGTGACCGACGCGCTGAATCCGACCTACCTTGGAGTGGTGAGCGGTGGTGGCACAACGGTGACGCCGGTGTTCTATGACGGGCAACACTGGGTAGCCCATTAAAAGGAGACGAGCATGGGATACGACCCAACTACTGAGACCAGAACCGTGGAACGTTACATTCAGGAAATTCAGTTACACCGTGACAGCGCTGGCTGTACGATATTCGAGGCTGTAGGTGAGTTATCTGCGCCAGGCGAGGTCAACGCGGCGGGACAGCGATTCCACAAGCCTGAATCCAACACGCGCTACGATTTCACCGTGGCGGACATGGTAGCGGCGGGCATTACACCGGAGACTGTGCTGTCGCTGGACAACCAGATGCGCGCAATGGCCGAACAGATGGTGGCATGGGCCAAGGCGAAGGCAGAAAAGCAAGCAGAGCCGGTCACACCATAAGGGGAATGGGATGGACGCCGAGCGACGAAAGGAGCCAAGAATGAAATACGTCGATGAGAGCCTTTGCAACGAGCGGCACAGAGAGCCTTTCGCCTCCGAGCGTTGGGTGACCACTATCGCGGCTAAGGTGGACAGGCACGACCGCCAAATCGCTATGCTGGCCGTGTTGCAGATTCTTCTTCCATTCCTCGGCGCGCTGGCAGGGGCGTTAATAGGAGCGTGGATAAAATGACATACCTGTTGGAGCGTATAGCACAGAACGAACGGATGACCTGGGGCGGCTGATAGGGAGGTGAGATATGGAAGCTCCTTGGCTAGATTCCGCAATGAAAGAAATAGGTGTCCACGAAATACCAGGACCTGAATCAGAAGCAAGGATAGTCTGGTATGACTCATTCACCACACTGAAGGCCACAAGTGATGAGGTGCCTTGGTGCTCAGCCTTCGCGTGTGCCATGATGGAAATCAATGGCATTGAATCCCCCAGGTCTGCTGCTGCCAGGTCTTGGCTATCTTGGGGAGAGCCTTTGGATGGGCCGAATATTGGCGCTGTAGTGGTATTCAGCAGGGGAACAGCGCCTACTGCCGGCCACGTAGGGTTTGTCAAGGATGTCAATGCTGATGGGGCTCTCCAGGTACTAGGAGGGAACCAGGGCGACAAGGTTTGCATAGAGACCTTCAAGACAAGTCATGTTCTAGGATATCGTTGGCCCAAAACTATTCCTGGATTGGGAGTTAGTAACTCCTAGCTTGAGAGCAACACGGCTGAGTAAGGCCACTAGAGGGTACGAATGAGCTATATCTTCAGCATGAATTATTTGAACTCTGATGGTTCTCCTATTACAACAGCCATGGGAGCTGCAGGAACTGTCAGAGCCACAGACAGGTCTAGCGGGGAACAGTTTGATTGCTCTGACCTGACTTGGAAAGCAATAGCTACTACCAGAACTTCCCCGCTGACTGAAGACCCTAATACTCCAGGAAGATTCATAGCTAGTTTTGATTATGACGGTTGGGGAGAACGCAGTGTAGAATTTGTTGGGGTAATGACTGCGCCTGGCCTATCCCCTCAAGTTACCGAAAAAGTAGAATTGTTTATGGGAGGTGCTCTCCAAGGCATCCCTTTTATTCCTCCAGTTGAAGGCCAATACGTGTCTGTAGCAGATGTCAGAGCATTTGGTATCTCTACAGGCATAGTAGCTAACGACACGGATGTTGCTAGGCTTATTGCTCATGCCTGCCAACAAATAGACTTCTTTACAGGCCAATGGTTTGACAAGCGGACCAGAACTATAGAATTCAGGAACTTGGTAGGCAAAGAAGTATTTCTTCCTTTGTTGCTAGTTACATTGAATTCTATTACTTTGAATGGTACAGTAATACCTTCTGACTACATAGACACCATATACCAACGAATACCGGATGACCGAGAAGACCCTAGAATGTACCTGCTGATTGACTTAACTGCCAAAGACATTCTAAAGATAGATGGTGTTTGGGGGTGTGTGGACAACGTTGATGGAGCAACTCCAGAAGCTGTTAAGAGAGCAGCATTGCTTACTATTGCAGAACTGCTTGGTTTTGAAACATATAGCCTATTAGGCAGCGATAACACTCTACAGCAATTCATCACTAGTGAATCTACTGATAGGCACAGGTACACTATAAGCCCTGACGCCATAAGGGCTGCTGTAGGCAATGTAGCAACAGTACTTCCTTTGTCTGCCAGAACTCTGTTAGCGCCGTTTATGGCCCCACAAAGGTTATAGGAGGTTCTCATGAAGACTTTTAGATACTTCGGCAAAGCTGGTATAGTGGTATTCCCTGATGGCAAGGAGAGAAGGGTAGTTCCTGGAACAACTTTTTCAGGGGATGTTGCTCCTTCTGGCAGTTGGACAGAAGTCAAAGCAGCTGTTCAGGCTAGTGATAAGGCCATCAGTACTGCTCCATCAAACAAAAAGGCTAAGCCTGACAAAACCGCCCCTGATGATGTTGACACCAACAAATAGGCCAGTAACTAATGCAACCTCGCCTTATACACGCCCAGCTAGTAACGGCCAGGATTAGGCTCGCCAGCGTCGCTAATGACCCTAGTTTGGGGGAACCATCTGGGCGTGTTGAAGGTTCTGTAGTGCAATTTAAGGCTCAAGTTTCATATGGTTCCCCTCTAGAATCACAAAAGATTTATGGAGTAACTATGCCGGAAGCTAAGGGCTATTTGATAGCTCTAAACAAAGGTGTAGCTGCTACACTAGCTAAGGGAGACCGCATAACATCCATCGGAGGCATGACAGTATCTTGGGTGGTCCTTGATAACGTTCCAGCAGGCCACTATGATGCTCCTACTTTAAGATACATACCGTTTGCTGAGGCCAACTCATGAGTTTTGGGGTCAGGTTAGTGGGCCATTGGCGGAGATTGACCTACAAAGGTCTCAAAGATTTAGGCCCCAAAGAGTGGTCCAAAATAGATGGTATGCTTTACCAGATGGGTTTGGCTACAGAGTATGAAATCAAATCTCGTATCAAGTACAGAGAATACAGAATTAACCACCCATTTACAGTCGCCAACAAAACTTCTGGTCAACTTGTAAGAGCTAATGGTAAGACAAGCAGAGT